GTTGCTTTGGTATTCCCTGATAAGGTACCTAATCCCGGAGGAAAGACACAGATAGACCATTTAGACGGTAACCCGCTAAATAACGCGTGTACAAATCTAAAATGGGTAACACAAAAAGAAAATAATGATAATCTCGTAAGGCTAGGCAAAAAGAAAACGCCTTCAGTTCTGAACCGTGGCGCGATAAGGTGCGAGGGGTACCAGGTAGAGACGGAAGAAAGAGCCTATCTATTCGCAACTTTGCAGGAAGCGGCAAAACATTTTGGGTGTAAACGTATCACTATTAGCCGGATTCTTCAGGGATCACAGAAGCGGAACGGCTACGGGATTGTTTCGATAAAAAGAGAATTTGGAAAAACGCAAAGCATTTTTAATGGCTAAAAAGGTTAGAATACCGGCTTACCCGCTTAAAAACTCCGTGACTATGATTTTATCGCAACTTGTAGGCGCGGAGTGCTGGGCGGAGCTACCTTTTCACAGTTCGAGAAAGTGGCGCTTCGATTACGCCTTCCCCGCCTATAAAGTGGCTATCGAGGTGGACGGCGGAGTTTACACGGGGGGCAGACACTCAGGCGGAAAAGGTCAGGTAAACGACATGGAGAAGCTCAACGCCGCCGCCGTTCTGGGCTGGCGTGTCCTGAGATATACGCCCGATCAGTTCGCAAGTCTGGGGCGTGTCTCTGATGACGTGAGGGCGTGCGCCGGTATGAACTTTCAAATAAAATAACATCCCTAACAGTATAGCGAATTATCAGAGATGAAAAAAATAATAGCAATTGCAGCCGTTTTGGCGCTCTTTTCAGGGTGTACCGCTACGGAAGTAGAGACGGAAACACCGGACAAGCAGACAACCGAAGAAAGCACAGGAAAGCCCACAGGAAGCGCACACACGGGCGTAGTAATAATACCAACGGATAAGAAGAAGTAATGGACGAGAAGAAGACACAGGAACCGGAAAAGGTAGGCTTTGACGACATAATGATAAATCAACTTGTCTACTGTCTCAGCGGAAGCGGTATACTTCTTAACTTCCTAGACCGGTACGAGAAATTTCTATACTTCGGTAAGGATCTGACGAAGGAGCAGAAATACATGCTACGACGAGATTACGGCTGGACTAACGAAGCAATCAAATACCAGGGCGAAGCAACAAAGGCGTACAAGCGCTTTTCTTACTGTCTGGACTACCTGCAAAACATCATGGACGCCAGAGTGAAGACGGCGGACTATGACAGCATGAACAAGGACACAAACGACATGATAGCGCTTTGCCTGATATACGCCGCCCAGGTGTGGACGCATCAGGAAGCACGCGAAGCAATCCACAAGTATATTCTTGAATACTCAGAGCTTGACGAGGATATAAGGAAAGTATACGAACATTTCCACAGTAAGAGCACAAATTTATGATCACTTTAGCAAGGACACCGGAATACAAGATACGCCACGTTATAGAGCGTTACCCGTTCGACTCTGTCGACAAGATAGCGAAAGACGCCAGAATGGGCACAGCTACAATAACGCTGATTATAAAGCGCTACGGGCTGAAGAAGAAAACGCGCCCGATAGGTAAAAAGATTGAATGGACGCCCGAAATGCTGGACTACCTTACAAGGAACTTCAAAAGCACGGATAACGAGACGCTAGCCTTTGAGCTCAACGTTTCCCCGCGCTCAATGTCCCGCAAGGCTCAGGAATTGGGGCTAACCAAATCAAAGCAATACTTGCGTAGAGTGGTAAACGAAGCGGGGGCGGCATCAAAGTATTTTCTAAAGAAGAGCGGGCGCAAGTTCTGGAACGATCCCGAAGAGATAAAGCGCTTCGCCGAAGCCGGCAAGGCCTACAGGTTCGGAAGCCCTGGAGACCCGCGAAAGAAAAAGAAGAAGAAAACGGCGAAAGTTAACACTTCGATTATTAAATAAATTTCTGAACTGAGGGCGGGAGCTTATACGCCGGAAGTATTCCGCCCTTTTACTAAGATACGACGATATGAAAGAGATTAACCCAAAGATAGCGGAACACCTGCGCACCTACTACGCGGACACGCCAAACGTCGTACTAGCCGAGAGCATGGGATGCAGCCGGGCATCCGTCAACAATTACGCCCGACGCCTGGGACTTCAGAAGAGCCCGGAATACATCGCACAGCTAGCGAAGGAGCACGGGAAAATGAAGAAGGGAACGGGCAAGAAACGGGATATTCCAAAAGTAACAAATCTACGCAATCCCGATTTTAAATATACTCGTTATATTGCTTTGAAGAAAGAAGGAAAAGGCCGTATGGAGTGCGCGATGCTTTTAGGCGTGTCGCTTCAGACTATAGACAGGATAGAAAAAAATATAGCTTATTATGGTAACGAAGAAAATACAATACTTTAGACCGCGCCCCGCTGTCGTTCAGGCAATGAAGGACAACGCGGACAACTGCAACTATGACTATTTATATTTCTGTCTCTGGCGTGCCCTTTTCGAAGCTATCGACAACGAGGACGGGACGAAGTGGCGCTACGAGGTTAAGGAGTGCCTGACGCTCCTACAAAGGCAACTGTATACGAAGCTTTCCCAGAAGATAGACGAAATATACAACGAATGGGCGGACGATGAATAGAAAAGCACTAGCTAAGATAATATACTACGGGGTTACGGGGTTAGTATTTCTTGTACTAATTGCCGTGATCCTTTTTGCTGTAAACGAACTTTTAAAACTCTAGGAAATGGAAAGACGGCGAGACATTCCCGAAAGCGAATACAGGGAAGCGGAGAAGCAAAGGCGCGTAAAGCTTCAGACACTAATACGGACATCCGGAGCGACTCCCGGACAGATTGCGAGGGGCACACGCCTAGGTATCCGCGTAGTCAATAGGGCGCTATCGGGCGAAGGTGTAAGGCTTGACAACATCGCGCGAATTGAATACTACATAAAGCACTCACTAGACAAATGATAAACATAATACAGGCAATAGAGAACGCGCCGGAAATAATACTTTCTATCGGTGCGGTGCTTTGCCTTCTCCCGCTTGTTCTGATACTCGCGGAGCAGATAGACGAATACGACAAATAAAGAGACTATGGCAAAGAAAATGAACCCTAAATCTATAGCTAATTTGGTGCCTATGACGGAAGAGATACGCGAGAAGGGGCGCGCCGTCCACAAGCAGAAGCTGAAGGCACGCAAGGAAGCCAAATATTTGTTAGTTGACAATTACGAAGCTGTGGCGGAAGTATTGGCGCTCCCGCCTGACAAGGCTTTGCAGAGGATGCAGAACCCAAAAAACCAAATGGAAGCAATTCTATTTGAAAGGCTGTTAAACATCAACACGGCATACGGCGCGGTTTTGGATCTGTCGGACAGAGTACTTGGCAAGCCGAAGATAGCCGTAGACCTGGAAGCGGATATAAACGAAGACGCCGGCCTTCTGATAAAGTTCGAGAATGCCCCAGGAGCTGAGATTTAGCGAGAAGTACGCGCCCCTTCAGGGACTAAGGACACGATACGCGATTATAGCCGGCGGGCGAGGTTCCGGCAAATCGTTTGCCGTGTCCACTTTCCTATTGTCGCGCGTTCTCAGGGAACGGGATATTACCGTACTTTTCACGCGCTACACGCTCACAAACGCCGAGGTATCAGTCTTGCCGGAGTTCACGGACAAGATAGAGCGCGGGGGGCTTTCCGGTTACTTCGAGAAATCCGGAAACGATCTGACATGCACGGCGACCAATTCTAAAATACTGTTTCGAGGTATCAAGACAAGCAACGGAATAAACACGGCGGCGCTAAAGAGTATTCCAAACCTCGCTATATGGGTAAATGACGAGAGTGAAGAGCTGACGGACGAGCGCACATTTGACACTATAGATCTGTCTATTAGAAAATCCGGCGTACATTGTGAGGTCTGGCTAGTCCTGAATCCTTCGGACGTGTCGCACTTCATTTACCGCCGATTCTTCGCCCTGTACGGCATCGAGGACGTATTTAACGGCGTATCCGAAGACGTGACGTACATACACACCACGTACAAAGATAACCCCTATTTGCCGAATGACTTCATACAGAAGGCGGAGAAGTGCGCGAAGCTCGACGCGAACAAGTATAACAATATCTGGCTAGGGCGCTGGAACCGTAAGAAGGACGGGCTTATATATAGCAATTGGCGCGCCGGTGCTTTCCCTGAGTCCGTGCCGTCTATCTGGTACGGCGTAGACTGGGGCTTTACAAACGACCCTACGGCAATAGTACGTATAACTTACTTTCATGGCGTAATCTATTGCAAGGAGATTCTATACAGGCGCGGTGTATCGGTCGGCGGAGTGTACGACATCAGAAGCGGAAAGCTTCTGGAAATGGGCGTAAAGGACTACATCAAGGAAGACGCGAAGGCCTACGGGGCGGACAGCCGGAGAACTCCCGTATTTTGTGATCCCGCGAGACCTGAGCACATAAGCGAGCTTATACGCTGGGACATTCCGGCAAGGCGTGCGGACAACCGCGACAAGACCGGAAGAATAGAGTATTTAAAATATTTTCCCGTAGTCTATGAGGGCGACGATATCCGGAAGGAGCAAAGCGCGTATAGCTGGCTACCGGACAAGCTCGACAAGACGAAATACACCAATATCCCCCAGGACGGCGACGACCATTTAATGGACGCTATCAACTACGGGGCGGTAACGCTTCTACGAATGCAGAACGTATTAAACGAAATAGGCGAAAAGTAGCAAGCGCAAGGGATACATAAAAACGCGAGAAACGCCCAAATTTGCAAAAAGTCTATAATCATGAGGATTTTATCGAACAAGAAATACGAAGCGCTCAAAATCGAAAAGAAAGGCTATTTCGAAGCGCTCAATAATCAGCTTAACGCGTATTTCCGCGTTATAGCCCCACAGCTCCGAGGTATGGAGCTAACAAGCGCCGGAGAGATAGACCGCAAGGAAATAAAGAGACTCTACGAGAACAGCGCACCCGTGCAGGGCGTCGTTAATATGATTGCCGACAACGTGGGCGACGTGTCCCGCTATCTGGAGCTTTACGACCGCAAGACGGGGCAATACGTAGAAAGCCACTTCATTTACGATTTGCTTGTAAGACCTAACGACCGATTCAGCCAGAGAAAGTTCTTTACCGCGTGGGCTGTAAATAAGTGCCTTTTCGGTGACGCGTGGGTATATGCCCCCAAGGCTATAGGCCGAAACTTCGGCAAGGTTGAAGAAATGTATATATTGCCTTCGTATAAGGTTTGCCCGGAGCGTGGCGGAATCACTCAGCCCCTGAAGGCTCTAAAGTTTACCGGCGGTATTGAGGGAATCGACGTGGGAGACGTCTTCGAGAGCTTCGACTACAATTTGGACGATACAAGCTTTTTGGGCACTTCCAAGATAGTGGCCGCTGCCGTCTATCTTTCAGTCCTGGAGCGTGGAATGAATCGCGAAGCGACAGCCCTACAAAACGGCGGTGTGGCAAATCTTATCACACCGCTTGACAAGGGCTTGGGTATCATGCCGAGCGACGCCGACGACATGGAAGACAAGCTTAACAACATCGAGAACGTAAACGGAAATATAGCTCTTCGCCTTCCGGTGGACGTCAAGCAGCTAGGAAACACCCCTATAGACTTGTCTATACTAGAATCGCATAAAGAAGCCGTTACCGCGCTTTGCTTCGTCTTCAAAATTCCGGTAGATCTGTACTACGGACAGAGCAAATACGAGAACGCGAAGGAAGCAAAGAAAACAATCTTTGAACAGTGCGCTATACCGCTAGTAAACGAGTTCGCGGAGGACTTGCTTAGATACCTGAAACTTGATAAGGATTTCGAATTGAAGGTAAACACCGAAGAGATAGACGTACTGAAGGCGAAGGCTTCGGACGTGCTCGACAATATCGCGAAGATGCACGGCACAATTAACGAGCTGAGGGAAGCCAACGGATACGAACCGCTCGACGACCCGGACGCCGACAAGCCAATCGTACCAATGGGCGTTACTTTCGGATTTGACGCCTACGACATAAGCGAATAGATGAAACGGGCAATAACACCAAATACACGCCGTCACATTGACTATCTAAGGCGCAACGCTATGAAGGTTTGCCAAAGCTACGATATGAAGCTACGCAAGCTCAGGGCGTCAGAGTTCAAGCGCCTTTTGTCTTTGTGTCAGGACGTGGACGACGTCACAAAATGGGCTGAGGTATTCCGCGACAATCTGGACGAGAGCCGTTACTTGTCGGAATGGTTAACGGGCTTGATGCTGGATGCCGGACTACCTTACGCCCAGAGCGTGACGCGTGACCTGTCAAGGCGTAAGGCCTTCAGCCCGCCGACAGCGTGGGAGCAGGCGCTAAGGCGCTACGCGTTTCAGGAAGCCGGCGCAAAGATTGTAACAGTACAAAGAACTTTTATAAATTGGTTTCAGGCTGACTTGACGGCGCGCCTTCTGGAGTCCGAGACCCACGGCGTGGAATTTCTCACTAAACGCCTAATGTCGGACTTCCGCGAGAATTGCGCCTGGATGGTTCGAAGGATCGCACAGACGGAAACGATGATAGGTTTAGCGGAGGCGGGACAGGCCGCCGCCGATACGCTGGATATAGAGTATACAAAGCAATGGATATGCAGCGGGCTATCTAATACGCGTGACAGTCATTTAGCTATGGACGGCGTGATAGTGGGGCAAAACGACTATTTCCAGGTTAACGGCTCGTTTATGCTGTACCCGCACGACCAGAGCACCAACCCGGACGCAAGCGAGATTATAAACTGCGCGTGCGACGTTCTGAGACTACCGAAGTAAATCTTTTTCTTCATAATTGTTGTGATTAGTTAATATTTGTTATTTCCCCTTTTCGCTGAGAAGCGCGAAGGGTTTTTTATTAACCAAGAACTAACCAAAACAAAACCAAAACAAAACCTAATGATAATGTAAATGTTAATGAAAATGTAAATGTAAAAAACCTGAAAATATTTGAAAATATATTTGCAAATCAAAATAATTATAGTAACTTTGTATCGGGTTAAGGAAACAAGCCCAACGGATTAATAAAAACTTACTAAAATATCAGATTATGCAAACAATTAGAATCGTTACCCGCGAATTTTTCCAGGACATTACAGAAGACATTCTTAACAAAGGCAAGCTTATTATTAAGGGCGGATGCTATCACGTTATTAACGAGTTCGGCGACGACATTACAAGCTCTATTCTTTTTGCAATTGACGAAGCATAAATAATGGACTCTAACGAATGCAGATATTACGCCGGCGGTATATGCCGGCTTTGGACTTCCAGAAACGGACAAATAACAATACATTGCGGGCAATACTTCGAAGCGTGCAAACTCGCAATATCTAAAAACTATAATAACATGATCAAGTACGAGAAAAGGAAAGACGCAAGGGGCGGAGCCCGCGAGGGAAGCGGACGCAAGCGCCAGGGCGAAGAGGTGCGCCGACAGTTCAGCGCGACAATTGACAGCACAACGGCGGAGACAATCCGGAAGACGGCGGGAAGCCTGGGAACGAGCAACGGCGCCGCGATTGACGAAATAGTCAGGTTCTACACACAGAACGCCAACAGATAGGCGGATTATTCAAACTTACTAAAATACGATATGGTTACAGTAAAAGACGAACTTACGAAGGAGTTCAGATACAGGATTACACACGCCGGCGGAAGCTATGAAATGATAATCTACGGCGAGAATCAGGAAAAGGCGGACAAATGCGCACGCCAGCACCTCGAAATGATGCGAGGTTGCTATCAGAAGCTAAGACTAGAATTTATTCGGGCGGAAGAATAGCAAGTGCAAAAAGTAGCACCCTATACCACTACGGTATGGGGTGTTTTTATTTTATGTTTGCATCAAATAAATTTCACTACTAAATGGATAATTTGCAGTATAAGGACGCGACAAGCGGACGTATTGAGCTGAAGAGCGAAGAAGGAAACGAAGCGCTCCATATCAAGGCGTACGTATTGGCGTTTAACAATGTAGACAGCTACGGCGACATTATCGCGCCTACAGCTTGCGACGACTTCCTTAAGAGCGAATCTTCCGCACGTATGGCGCTTTGTTATCAGCATGATTTGGATAACGTCATAGGAACAATTACCGATAAGGGCGTAGACGATTACGGGCTTTATATTGAAGCCGACATTTTGCCGACACAGTCCGGAAAGGATGTGGCCGTACTTATCAGGGGCGGAGCTATTAAGGAGTTTTCAATCGGTTATATCGCACAGGAAAGCCACGACGAGGTAAAGAACGGCCAGAACGTGCGAGTACTTGACAAGATCAGCATCTGGGAAGCTTCGCCGGTTACACGTGCGGCAAACCCTAAAGCCGTGATTACTGAAGCGAAGGCAGAGGAACCGCAGGGCGAGGAAGTCAAGGAAGAGAACGAAGCTATTTCTAATTCAATG